AGACGTTAATAGGGGGTCGTGATGTTAACAGTCAGCCGTAGTGATGTATCTACGGAAGAGATTACTGAATACCCTTTAGATTCTAGGTATATAAAACTTCCTATAGCTAAATACCTTCAATTACTAGGGGCTTGGGAACAGTTAAATCGTCCTCAAATGGCTTTAATAAATGCTGTAAATAACCCTAAATATAGGTTTATTACAGCCGCATTTTCCCGCCGTCTAGGAAAAACTTATATAGCTAATATAATTGCTCAGTTAATAAGTTTAATACCTGGATGTAATGTATTAATTATATCTCCTAATTACAATCTTTCTAGTATTTCCTTTGAACTACAGCGTAAGTTTATACGCCACTTTGATTTAGAAATTACTCGTGACAATTTAAAAGATAAAATTATAGAGTTAGCAAATGGATCGACTGTACGAATGGGGTCATTATCTACTGTGGACTCGTGCGTAGGACGATCTTACGATCTAGTACTATTTGACGAAGCTGCACTAGGCGGTAATAAAGGCGAAGAAGCTTTTAACGTGCAACTTCGTCCTACTCTTGATAAAATAGGATCTAAAGCCATATTTATTAGTACACCCCGTGGACGATTGAATTTCTTTAGTAAATTTTACCAACGAGGATTTTCTAATGATTTTCCAGAATGGGTATCATTGAAAGCCGACTATACAGAAAACCCTAGAATGTCATTAGAAGACGTTGAAGAAGCTAAACGTTCTATGACTGCTGCTGAATTTGCACAAGAGTATTTAGCTGATTTTGCCACATTCGAAGGTCAGATTTATAGCTATCGTGCTGAGAATACTATTGAATACTCTGATACTTCCTATGATTTAATAGATACTATAGCTGGTTGCGATCCTGGATTTAGAGATCCTACAGCTTTTGTAGTACTTAAATATAACCCTTATACTTGTGTTTATCATGTAGTTGACGAGTATTTAGATAATGAAAAAACTACTGATGTTCATGCTGCTAAATTTAAAGAACTTAGTAATAAATGGGATATAGACTCTATATTTATAGATCCTAATAACGCTCAATTTATTTCTGATCTAGCTTATTTATATGACGTAGCTACCATACGCGCACGCAAAGACGTGCTAGCTGGGATTAATATATTAGCTGCTGTTATTGAACAAGATCGCCTTAAAGTAGCTCCACATTGTATACATACTCTAGCTGCGCTAGATCAATACCGCTGGAGCACTGAAGCAGGGGTAAAAGAAAAACCTCATCATGATGAGTACTCACATATGGCCGACGCACTACGCTATGCGATTCATACTTTTGTACCTTGATATTAATTTTTAGGTATAGCAAAAATTATAAAAAGCATAATAAAAATAGTAGTTGACCTTGGTATACCTACATTGTTATAATAGTGAAAAATAAGTAGGACTAAAAATTATGGCTGAAAATAAACGACTACCTGTAAAATGGATACGTGACGGAGCTAAAAAAGCCTATACGAAAGAAGAGAGATGTTATGTTTGTGGTGATGTAGAGGAGTTAGAGTTACATCACTTAAATAGTATTAGTCTCTTACTAGAAGAATGGGCTAAGAAAAATAACTACGATATATCTACTGATAATGGAATTTTAGCTGTACGAGATCAGTTTATAAATGAGCATAGAGTCGAACTTTATGATCAAGTTTATACTTTATGTAATAAACATCATGTTAAACTGCATAGTATATTCGGTAAGTCTCCTACTAAATATTCTGTTAGTAAGCAAAAGTCATGGCTAGATATACAGAAAGCAAAAGAAGCAGGCACATATGAAGCACCTCCTTCTCCATTCGCAAAATTCTTAAAGGAGAAATAGATGGGATTCTTTAGAGATGCTTATAATTTAATTTTAGAGAAATTAAATCCCGCGCAAGGCGAAATTGCTAGAGATTTTGGTGATAGTAAATTAAGTGATAGTAAATTAGCTTATGCACAAGCATTTGAGAAACTAGAATCTGTAAATCGTGGTGTTAGCATGGTTGTAAATGGCTGTGCTAGCTTAGATTATGATGTTAAAGATGGCCTCCCTGCAAGTGTTGTTAAAGGTACTAAGAAATCCACTTTATCTAATTTACTTAATTTTAGGCCTAATCCATTTCAATCTTCTCATAATTTTAGATTAAATATATTCACAGATATAATCTTAGAAGGCAATGCATTTATATACTTCGATGGAGCCTTCCTATATCATTTACCTGCTGCAAGTGTAGAAATACTAACTGATCCTAAAACATTTATTAAAGGTTATAAATATAACTCTGAGATAGAGTTTGCGGAATCGGAAGTATTTAGCTTTAAGGATGTAAATAGTGGAGATATTTATAGAGGTACTAGCAGATTGCAATCTGCTCAGAAATCTATAGATACTTTATATAATATGCAGGCATTTCAAGATAATTTCTTTGCGAATGGTGCAGTATTTGGTTTGATTCTTACTAGCGATAATACCCTATCCAAAACAGCTAAAGAAAATACTATCAATAATTGGATTCAGAAGTATAATCCTAAGATGGGCGGTAAGAGGCCAGTCATACTAGATAGTGGTTTAAAACCACATTCAGTATCGCAGGACACCTTTAAAGATATGGATTTTGATGCATCTATGAGTACGCATAATCGTAAGATATTGCAAGCTATAGGGGTCCCTCCAGTTTTATTGGATGGTGGTAATAATGCAAATATTAGCCCTAATCTGCGTCTATTTTATTTAGAAACAGTACTACCTATAGTTAGAGGATACACCTCAGCTTTGGAAAGGTATTTCGGTTTTGATATAGAACCAATTACAGCTGTTGTAAGTGCATTGCAGCCAGAAATGAAAGAAAAAACCGATTCTATAGTATCTTTAGTTAATAATGGATTACTAACAGTTAATGAAGGTAGAATAGAATTAAGACGTGATCCTATGCCTGATCCTAAATACGATGAATTGAGGGAACCTAAAAATATAACAGGAAGCGCAACAGACCCTTCTATTGGAGGAAAACCTCCTCAAAGTGGAGATAAAGCTTCTGAAAGTGGAGATAGTAATGTCACAAATTAAAGAAAAAATATTTTACGCGGGTAATATATTCCAAAAGAGTGAATTACCTTCTACAGAAGAAGCAATAGATTCAATATTTATTGAAGGTTACGCCAATACTGTAGATAAAGATAGAGCTGGTGATGTGGTTCCAGCACACGTTTGGGAACTAGGAATTAAGAATTATCTTAAGAACCCAATTATACTAGCCCATCATAAGATGTCTAATCCTATTGGGCGTATGACTGATTATTCTGTAGACTCGAAAGGTTTATGGATAAAAGCGAGAATCTCAGCCGCCGCTGAAGATGAGTTTAACTTAATACGAGATGGAGTATTAACAGCATTTAGTGTTAGTTTCATAGTTAAAGATGCAGATTACGATAGTATGTCAGATATATTCGTAGTTAAAGAACTTGAACTATTAGAAATTAGCGTTGTTAGTATACCAATGAATCAAAACTCTCTATTTAACTTATCCAAGTCTTTCGAGACTGTAGAAGAGTTCGAACAATTTAAAAATAGTTTTAATAAACGTACCGATACTTCAGCTAAAGGGCTTGAAAACTCGGAACCTTTACCTAATGAGGAAGATATGAAACCAGAAGAAATCCAAGCATTATTGCAAAAAGCAGTTGAAGACTCAGCTAAAGCTACAGCAGAAGCTATTGCTAAAGCAGCTGCAGAAAAAGAAGCTAAAGAAAAAGCCGAAGCAGAAGCTAAAGCCGCTGAAGAAGCTAAAAAAGCTGCCGATATTAGAGTATTAGAATCAGGCGCCGAGAAGCTAGCTGCTACTATTGAAAAACGTTTACAAGACGCAGATGCATCGGTTCAACAAGCACTTGAAGGTTTACGGGCTGAATTAGCTCAAAAATCTACGGAATTAGAAGCATTGACTAAATCTAAAATGAGTTTTAGCAATTCTAATTCTAGCACATTAGCACAAGCAGATATGGAAAAGGCTGTAATCTTAGCTAAGATTAAAGGTCAACGTATTGAAGATACAGAATTTGGTAGTAAATTAGTACAAAAATACGGGGCTCATGTCCCTAGCGCGACCTGGGAAACTGAAGTTTCTATGAATATGGAAGCTGAAGTACGTAGACGTTTAGTAGTTGCTAGTACACTACGTAGTATTCCAATGCAGACTAATGTAATGACTATCCCAGTAAATCCTGAAGCTGGTACAGCTACCTGGATTACTAACGCTCAATTTGGTACAACAGATTCCCCAGGCGCTGCTCAAACACATGCATTAAATGAAATTACGTTGAATGCATATAAAGTGGCTACCCGCGAATACTTAGCATACGAAGAAGAAGAAGATGCATTGTTAGCATTGTTACCTACTATCCGTGATGCTATGATACGTAGAGTTGCTCGTGCAGTTGATATCGCTTTCTTACGTGGTGCAGGTTCCGGTGGCGATCCAGTTAAAGGTTTAGTACCTTATGATGCTTCATCTACAGTAACAATTTCTGCAGGTTCAGGAACAGCTACTGTTGCTAATATGCTAGCATTACGTAAAGATATCGGAGTTTGGGGACTAAACCCTTCAGAAATCGTTTACATAGTTTCATCTGATATTTATTACAACCTATTAGAAGATACAACTTTCCAAACAATGGATAAAGTTGGTGATCGTGCTTCATTATTGACCGGTCAAATGGGTTTAATAGCAGGTTCCCCAGTATTAATTAGTGGCGAATTTGAAGCTAAAGCTAATACTAAAGCTGGTGCTTTGTGTTTTGCACCTGCTAACTTCTTGGCGGGTAACCAACGTGGTCTACGTTTCGATACTCAAGACTTAGTAGAAACCCAAAGACGTGTATTAGTCTCTAGCTTGCGTACTGGCATGACTCAGTTGACGACTAATCTAGGAGCAGGTGTTTCAGTTTTACGTTTTACTGCGTAATCTATATAAACAAGACCCTTTATGGGTCTTGTTTTCTAATGTAATTTGTAGATAGTTACATTAGAAAACAATTTGTATGTACTACACTTTATAAAGGAACAAAACATGGCTAATGCTTTATACCCAAAATGGAAAGAAGCCCTAATACAAAATAGTGCTGATAGTGACTTAGATGGATCTGGAACTACAGGAGTATACGCACTCTTAGTTGATACTGGAACTTACACTTATAGTTCCGCCCATCAATATTACTCAGATTTATCAGGTATAGTAGGAACTGAGGTTGAGTTAGGAACTAAAACGTACACTAATGGAACCCTTGATGCTGCTGATACTGTATTTACAGCAGTTTCTGGATCTACTGTAGAAGCTATTGTGCTCTACAGGAAGAATGCTGGAGCTAATACTACATGGCGTCTAATAGCTTATATGGACTCTGGCTTTACTGGGTTGCCTGTAACCCCTAATGGTAGCGATATAACTGTACAATGGAATGCATCTGGTATATTCTCATTATAATATGCTATGTCTAGCATAACTTTTACAAAGGCATATGAGTGTACCACGGGGGACCATCTTCGGCTGAATATAACTGGGGATGTACCCTCTCAGAGTATCTCAGTATATCTACCAGACTTAGCAGGAAGTATTTCCGAAGAAGATAAGCAGATATTTTTAAAGGTACTACTCAGAGTAGCTCGTATAAGTAGGACTCAAAACCAGATAAAAACTGCACTAACTAATGGGTACACTATAACAATATGAGCCAGATATTAGTTCCAGGAGGTTACACAGAAGTACCCTATTATGGAAATATACTAAATAACGTTACTAATAGTATTGCTTTAAACGCAGCTGGCGAAACTTGCCATATGATAGGTAATGTAATACTAGAGAATCCTCTAAGTAGTAGCAAGACCATTAGTTCAGCAGGTAGCGGAAAAATAATATGGGTAGCGGGTACTACAACATTTTCAAATGGATCTACTACGTTTAAAGTAGGTATTCAAGATGTATCTACTGCGTCGTCCCCGGTTCAGGGGGATGGAACATTTGACGTAGAAGCCAGTTTTACCGGAGGAGGTGGGGGAATCACAGGAAGTGCTGTAAATACTTCTACTATGACTTCAGGTACTAAAACTATAAGCAACGGGGATCTTATTGCTATAAGTTTTTCCACAACAGCTCGTGGAGGTGCAGATTCAGTTATTGTATCATGTAACGCAAGCACTAAATTACAGGGTACTACATCAACATCTGTACCTGTTATAACCGATAATACCGGGGGAACGTATGCCAGATCTGGAGCATTACCCAATGCTATAATACAGTTTGATGATGGCACCTATGGTTATATTATAGGCACATCATTTTCGGCCTCAGGATCTAATTTTGCCATCAATAGTGGTACGGCAACTGCCGATGAATATGGAAATTTAGTTAAGTTATTAACAGGATTTACTGCTATAGGCATGGGAGGAATTATAAATTACGCGGGTAACTCTAGCGATTTAGAGCTGCTTTTATACTCCGATCCTTTCGGGACTCCTGCTGTTCAGAGAACTATTACAGTTGATGCTACCCAGGTGGCGGCTACAGGAGCAGCTAATTCGTTTATGTATGCATTTAGTTCTCCGTACTATTTAAAACCTAATACTGAGTATGCTGTTACTTTTAGACCTACTACAGCAAATAATATA